GCTGACAACTCGGCTGACATAGCAAAGAGAGTCATCCTTGGCGCTGTTGCAGAAGGTATGACCGTTGAGGCAGCTACTGCCTCTGCTGGCAAGTCCATTAAGACTTATGAGTATTACCGTCGCACAGATAAGATTTTTGCAGATAAGGTAGATCGAACCCGTCTAGGTCTCAAGGATAAGCAGTTTGCATCCGGTGACGTACACGACCTAACCTTTGCAGAGTTCCGCCAACGTTTCTTGCATAGCCGCACCTTTGCTCACCAGCAGAACATTGTAGATGTAATCGAAGGTAGGGAACCAGGGTGGTTGCACCCCTCTATGAAATTTGAGCCAGGACTTGCGGCCAATCGCGTCCTGATAAATATCCCGCCTAACCACGCCAAGTCTATTACGATCACGGTGGACTATGTGACCTGGCAGGTATGTAGGAATCCTAACTTTCGAGTACTGATAGTCTCCCAAACGCAGCAGTTAGCTGCCGACTTTCTCTACGCCATCAAGCAACGTCTGACGCATCCAATGTATCAAGAGCTACAGACCGCCTATGCTGCTGGCGTAGGGTTTAACTCTAAGTCTGCCTCGTGGCAGGCAACCCGTGTCACCTTTGGTGATGAACTCCGTGAGTCATCTGAAAAGGACCCGAACATCGAGGCTGTCGGTATCGGTGGTCAGATCTACGGTAAGCGTGCCGATATGATTATTGTAGACGACGCGGTGACTCTCAAGAACGCCAATGAGTTTGAGAAGCAGATCCGCTGGTTGACCCAGGATGTGCGCTCCCGTCTTAACCCTACGGGTAAACTAATTGTAATTGGAACTCGTGTGGCTTCCGTTGACTTATACCGCGAGCTACGCTCTGAAGACCGCTACCCTGGTGGTCAAGTTCCTTGGAAGTATCTAGCGATGCCGGCCCTGCTTGAAGCAGATGAAGACCCCGACAAGTGGGTTACATTGTGGCCAGCATCTGATGCTCCATTTGATGGACAGTTAGAATCTGATAAAAACGAGGACGGCCTATACCCTCGCTGGTCAGGACGTAACCTTTACAACGAACGCCAAGCGATGGATGCAAGCACCTGGGCTTTGGTATATCAGCAGCAGGACGTTTCTGAAAACGCTGCCTTTGATCCTGTATGTGTTAAGGGATCTATTGATGGTATGCGTAAGGCAGGCAACTTAGTTGCAGGTCACCCAGGACATCCTAGAGACTTAAACGGCTTTACTTATATCTGTGGACTAGACCCTGCAATGATTGGTGATACTGCAGCTATCTGCTATGCCATTGACCGATCAACGAGCAAGAGGTACATAGTAGATGCTATCAAGATTAGCCGTCCGTCTCCAGCCGATATCCGTAATCTTATTTTTGATTGGACATCCCTCTACGCCCCCTCAGAGTGGATCGTCGAAAAGAACGCCTTTCAATCCTTCCTAACGCAGGACGAAGGTATCCGTATGCACTTGGCTTCACGCGGAGTGCAGTTCAAGGAACACCACACTGGTTCTAATAAGTGGGATGCCGGCTTCGGTGTAGCCTCTATGTCTACCCTCTTTGGTACTAAGCAGTTTGATGGTAAGCACCATCGAGATAACTTAATACATCTGCCATCAGATCAAACCGAGAATGTTAAGGCTCTGATAGAGCAGTTAATTACCTGGACTCCAACGACTAAGGGTAAGACCGATATGGTGATGGCGTTGTGGTTCTGTGAGATCCGCGCACGTGAGATGCTCAACTATGGCAAGTATGCCACCCACCATATGAAAAACCCATTCCTATCTCGCCAAGAGCTAGGCAAGCGAACAGTCATCAACTTAGAAGAAGCGTTCGCAGAACAAAACAAAATGAGAGTAATCTAGGGAGATAGTTATGGGAATGAAACCTAAAAAAGATACTTACACTACAAGTACATCAGGTAATAAAACTACTAAAACTTGGGAATACAATGATGGTAGCGGTTCTTCTGTAACCAACACAAACCCTAGTAAAAAATTAGATTCAAAGTATGGCATAAAGCCACCAGTCAAGAAGAAGATTACACCTTCACCTAAACCTAAGACAACCGCTAAGGCCACTCCTAAAGCAACTGTCAAGCCAACCGCAACGCCAAAAAAGAAGTAATTTTACCAACCAAGGAGATAGATATGGCACCAAAGTCAAAGAAGAGTGCAGACAAGCCTTACAAGCCTAACATTTACGAACAGTATGAAAACCGTCGTAGCTTTCTTATTGACACTGTTGAAACACCAGCAGATAAAAAGAATCTTAAAAAAGATCTAGCCAAGGCTAAGTCTGATTATGTTATTGCTAAAAAGGACAAGCAATCACGTGCTGCTGGTACTGCTTATAGCCCAGCTCCTATGACTGCTGCTGCTAAAACTAAAACAAGAGCTGCTGCTGCTATGAAGGCAGGTCGTATGACAGATCGTGCTCTTAGTACAGCAAAATCAGATGCTCTCAAAAAGGCTGCTAAAGCAAAGATCCAACGTCAAGTTGCAACAACCAAGCCAATGCCTAAAAAGTTGTATCGCCAGGTTGGAACAACAACCAAGCCAATGCCTAAGAAGCCAAAGAAGTAATTAGTTTTAACCCACGTTATTAGGAGTTTCATTGTTATCAGTCAAAGAAATTGACGCGAAGTTATCGCGCCTACGTCAACGGTCAGCAGCGCGTGACCAACGTATGCGTGATGTGCTTTCGGTACGTCAAGGAGATATCTCCAAGGTATTTCCTTCGATGTTCTCAGAGGACTATCCAAAGCCTCTCGTTGCTAACTTCATTGACGTAGCAGCACGTGACCTAGCAGAAGCAATGGCCCCACTGCCATCCTTTAACTGCTCAGCAACCAATATGGTTTCTGATACAGCACGCAAAGCTGCAGATACTCGCACACGCATTGCCAACTTTTATGTCTCAAACTCTGATCTACAGCTCCAGATGTACACAGCAGCCGATTGGTATAACACCTACGGTATGTGTGTAGGTATGGTTGAGATGGATTATGACGATAACAATCCTCGTATCCGTATGCTCAACCCATTCGGTGTTTATCCAGAAGTAGACCGCTATGGCAGAACCTTATCTGTTACTCAGGTTATTGTTAGCGATGCTGAATCTATTGCATCACAATACCCAGAGTTTTACGAGCAGATCCTTGGTCGTAATCAATACCAGCTATCCTCTCCTTATGTATCAATGGTTCGATATCACGACAAAGAGCAAGACCTTCTATACATCCCTGAACGTAAAAACTTAGTTCTGTCCTCAACACCAAACATCCTTGGTAAGTGTATGGCACGTACCGTTATGCGTTCATCTATTGATGGAGAAGCACGTGGTCAGTTTGATGATGTACTCTCCGTCCAACTAGCTCGTGCTCGTTTTGCTATCTTGCAGATCCAAGCTGCTGAGAAGTCAATCCAAGCACCTATTGCTATCCCACAAGATGTGCAAGAGTTGGCTCTTGGACCAGATGCAATTATGCGTTCTGCTAATCCGCAAGGTATCCGTCGCGTACCACTAGAACTGCCAGCTGGAGTCTTTACAGAATCAGGTGTACTAGAGCGTGAACTACGCCTTGGTGCTCGTTACCCAGAGTCTCGCTCAGGTGAGATGAGTGCTTCTGTTATCACAGGTCGTGGAGTTCAGGCTCTACAGGCTGGCTTTGATACACAGATCAAGGCAGCACAAGCACAGTTTGCTCGACTATTTACAGAACTTGTTTCAATCTGCTTTGAGGCAGATGAGAAAATCTTTGGCGGTATTCCTAAGACTATCAAGGGAACCGACGATGGAACACCTTATGTACTCAAGTACATTCCATCACGTGATATCAAGGGTGAATATGGCGTAGATGTACGCTATGGAATTATGTCTGGTATGGATCCTAACCGTGCCATCATTGCTTTGCTACAGATGCGTTCAGACAAACTCGTATCACGCGACTATGTACGCCGTGAGATCCCAATGGATCTTAACGTTACACAGGAGGAACAACGTGTTGACATTGAAGAAATGCGTGACTCTTTGCGCCTTGCTGTTGCTCAGTATGCACAGTCAATACCGGCTCTCGCGGCGCAAGGCCAAGACCCTTCAGCGGCTATCAGCCGTATCGCAACTGTTATCCAAGGTCGCCAAAAGGGACAGTCACTAGAAAACATTATTGAAAAAGCGTTTACACCAGAACAAGCACCAGCCCCAACCCCAGAGATGCCACCTATGGCACCAGGTATGGAGCAACAGATTCCAGCAGCAGGTGCGGCCCCCGCCCCTGCCTCGCAGCAACCTCCACAAGAACAAGCTGGTTCGGCCCCTGCTGCTGGTCAACGTCCAGATATAGCACAACTACTCGCTGGTATTACCGGCGCAGCATAAGTGAGGGAGGTGTAAATATGAACAAGGGATCACGCGCTAAGGCGCCAATGTCAACGCCTATCGAAGGCAAGAAGGATACCTCTAAGCCAAAAGGCGGCAAGGTTTTTTTCGGAATGATGGCAAAAGCTCGCAAAGGCACAGCAGTAAAAAAGGGTTAATTATTTTAATGGAAGGTGTATAGGGTGATGGATCATAATAAAATACGTCGCCCTATACGCTCTTCCGATTTTGTAGTAATACTTGCAGAAACTGCATATAATTTTACACAGGTTGTATCAGGATTCTTTGAATCATTATATGAATTAAGCATTTACCACTCTAACCATAAGACTGAAACTAATCAGGCGTGGGAACAGATGGCGCAAGACCTAGAGACTTTAGAGGAGGACCGATGACAACAGCACCAATGAATCCATTGGCTGGCCCAGCAGGTCCTGGCAAATATGCCACGCGTACAGATAATTTACAGATGGGTTCTATTGCCTATGGAGAAGGTGTTGAGACGGCTGCTATACAGTCTGGTGCTCCACTTGCTAAATCTCCTGGCTCAATGCCAGCATCAGAGGTAATGCCAAAATCAGCACCTCTTACATCACTCTATGCTGACACAGAATTTAAGGATGAACCAGTTACCACAGGTATTGATATGGGTGCTGGAGCAGGATCAGAAGCAATGCAAATGCGTAAAGAAGATGACACAAACTTCCGTGCAGCAATTCAAGCTGCTAAGCCAGTTCTTGCATATGTAGCAGATCTACCAGATACATCACCAGAGACACGTGCAATCATCAAACAGTTGTGGAATATGTCTTGAGTATATGGAATCGAATTGGCGACGTAGCCACAAGCGTAGTTAAAGGTGTTGGAACTGGGCTTG